CCGGCGTCAGGCCGGCGTCCACAATCACCGCTCGAATTTCCTCGCCGATCGCGTGAAACCAGAACGCGCCCGGGTTCGTCGGCGGGATCACCGCCAGCGGGTCGCCTTCAGTGGGGTACCCAGTCGACGGTGACCCCGGTGCGGCCGGCGGCGTGGCGCTGGCGCCGGATTCCCATTTGCGATTATCCATTGGTGGTTCTCAGGTGTAGGCCATGATCACGACGGTGTGCGCGGGCTTGAACGCCCCCATCACCGCGTCGAGTGTCGGATTACCGAAATTCGGGGTCGCGGGCACAACGTCCGCCGTCGGCGTGTAGGTGATCGCATCGGCGGCGCGCGCGTTGACTTGCCAGGTGTGCGCCCAACCATCGCCGGCGATCGGCACCCCGACCGGCTTGCGCACACTGTACGCAGTGAACTGGGTGATCGTGATGGTGAAACCGAGCGCTGCCGCCAAGGCGATGAAGTACGCGACCGACTGGCCCCCGGTGTTCGTCAGCGCCGCCACGACCCGCCGCTGCCGTTCGGAAACGTAGGCCGTCGTCGATTCAGGCAGGCCGAACGTGTACTCCCACTCGGGGAGCATTTCATCGGCGGTCGCCGGGAACGCCTGCACCAACAGATCGTTCGCGTCTTGATTGCTGTCTTCGTAGACCTCGGCAAGCCCAGTCAGAACCGCAGTCTGCGTCGTGTCGCCATCGCGCGACCAGGCACGACCGCGCGGCAGCAACGCGTGCAGCGCCGCGACGTAATCCGGCACGAGGTACGCAGGGGCGCTCATGCGTCAGGACCATATCACGGCGCCCAGCACCGGCAGTGCGCCCGCGGCGCTGACGATGTTCACGGCCGGCGAGGTGATGACGAACCCAGTCGTCCCCGGCACCGCGGAGATTGCGGCTTCGATCAGACTCAATTGGATCGTCGTCGCGCCATAGGCGATCGTGCCGTACCCGGCGAACACCCCGGCGATTGCCGCCTTCACATTGTTCTGCACCGTCACGCCGGCACCGGCAAGCCCACTGATTGTGAAGTTCACCGAGTTGGCAGCCGGAGCGTTCACGTAGACCAGTGCCGTCACCGGCTGAAGCGGGAAGATGTGGTTTGCCACCGCAAGCTGATCGCCCGTCGCCGCAGTGTCTCGATTCTCACCGGCGGAGCACCCGTTGGTGCCTTGCGGGAACCCGCCGTGGATCGCTTCGGCGACGTCAAACATCACATAGACCAGCACCGTCCCAGGACCGTAGCCGTGGGGCACGCACCATGCCCGGGTGACGCCGGCGACCTGGCGCGCCCACACCACGTAGTCGGCCGCATTGCCGCCGTGCGCCGGCGCCTGGTATGCCAGCAGCATCCGCGCGCGCAAGCTGTCGTCAGTTTCCAGATCGGCGCCACCGGTGAACGCAGTCGCCGCCGCACCGGCCGCCGCGATGCCCGCGACCGCGGTGCCAAGCGACAGCACCGTGCCGATATCGCAGTTCCCGAACGCGCCCAGCAAGCCGCCTGGATCGGCGTCAGCGGTCGCCGAAACAGTGACCGTGCCGCTCGCTACCGTGCCTCCCGTTGTGGTCGTGTATGTCTTGCCGTCGCCTCGCACGACCGCCACGCCGGACGACAGCACCGTGCCATTCACGCCGGTGAAGGTGATCGTGCCTGTCGCCTGCGTCGCCGGCAGCCGGATCACCGCTTTGAGCGCAGCCCATGCTTCGAGGAATTCGCCACTGCACGTGAAGGGGTTCGACTGCTGGGCGATCCAATCGAGATAGCCGTAGTGCAGATGCGCGAGCCCGGCCTGGACAGTGCCCAGGATGCCGAGGTTTGAGAACCGCAGCAGTGGGTCTGCACCCGGCAGCGCCGCGGCGATGTCCTGCGCGACTTGCGTGCGCAGATCGGATAGTGACGGTCGAGCGAATGGCATGTCAATTGATCCCGGTCCAGACCCACGAGAAATTCATCGCGGTCGTCGTGCCGTCGGTGCGGCTCGCAATGACCCTCGCGCCAAGCATGTGCCGTGCGGTCCACTCGACGTAGATACCGAACGTGGCGACCACACCATCATCGATCAGCCATTGCAAGGCTTCTTCGATGTACGCCTGCGCTCGGGATAGCGTCTCTTGCGTGCGCTTCGCGCGCTGAATCAACCAGATGCGCGAGCCGATCAGATACTGCCCCTCATCGCCCCACCAGCCGCGGGGGTCAATCTGGGCGTCGTCATCGAGTGCTTCACGATCGGTGAACAGGCTGATTGTGACCGCCGTCAGCAGGTCGTTGCCTGAACGCAGATCCGCACCCTTGAGCACCCAGTCACCACGCGTGACGTTCCAAACCGTGCTGATATCGCTCATGTGACGGCCCCCGTAATATCGCCGCCCGCCCGCACGCCACTATGCCGATGCGTTTCGTCAATGCGATGACCATTGGCTGTGACCGTCCCGTTGATAGTGACGTTCGCGTTGATGGTCAGCCCGACGCTTGCGTTGATCTGCATCGGCATCGAGCCGCCTTCGATGCGGATGCCCGCGGCGCTCAGGTAGACCTTTTGCCCCTTGTCGTCGCTGATCGCGACCTCGCCAGTCGCCAGGCCGCGCAGGCGCCAGGTCTGGTGCCCGGTGGCGATTGAAACCCCGTCAGATGCGCTGCCCATCAGGAATGCGAGCGCCGCGTCGGCCCCGGGTGGCGGATTGGACTGGAACCCGTATTCGGTCAGGCGCGGTACACCGTCCTGCACCGTGATCTGGTCGAGCCGCACCTGGACAAGTTGCACCGGGCCGCTGTCGTCGACCAGCGTGATCTCGCCGTAGCCGATGACCCGCAGCAAGCGACGATAGATCCGTTCGATCTGGTCGATCATGGCTTGACGGGGCGTTGCCCCAGTTTCGCGAGTTCCCACGGCAGACCAGGGAGTGGCAACACCGGTTGCACGCTGAAAGCCTCTTTCGGCATGGCTGTGATGTCGCACTGCGTACCGCCGCCCTCGGACTTGCGGAACGTTACTTCACTGACCATCCATTCAACCGCGTCGAGTTTCAGCGCCGGCAGATCGATCCGAACAATCGTACCTGGGGCATGTAGTTCACCCGTGCTGCCCCGCCATGAGTCAGTCGTCAGTTGCACGACGCGCGAGCGCCCGAAACGTCGAGTCATTTCCCATTTCGTACGGCGCTTCGCTACGTCCTCCCCGAGCCCGTGCGTCATTTCCGCCACGATGTCTTTCGGGCGGTATCGCTTCACGGATTCATCGACCTCGGTTGCGATCGGTTCTTCCTCGATCCGAGCGCCCTTCAGTGGATCCCACGAGAAAAAGAATGCCCGATAGCGCTTGAACCGCTGGTCTGCCGAGAACGTCGCGTGCGCCGACTGCACATTCACGCCTTGCTTGAATCCGAGCCCGACCACCGGGCCGGCGTGCGCTCCCGGGTCCTCAACGATGCGCAGACTACCGTCCGCGAGTTCATAGGGCAACAACGCAGCGACGCGGCAGATCTTCTCGATGATCTCCCAGGGCGTCTCGCCGATCATCATGTTCAAAACGGGGATGATCGAGCCACCCTGTCCTACCGCCGGCCCGGGCGTGCCCTTCGCAGTGATGCCGAAGGGGGCTGCCAGTTTCTGCGCGACCTCGAGCACCGATGAGGCAATGATCTGCTGGCCCGGCCATTCCGCAGAACAATCAACAAGGTCTTGACACTTGCCGCGCCCGCTGATCGTGACCGAGTGCATCCCTGCGGAAATGCCCGGCGAGTGCCGATCGACGTACCCGGTCAGAACACGATTCGTCGGCTTCGTCGTCGTTCCGATCCAGACCTCGCACTCGTCGCCGGGTTGGATGTTGAGTCGATCGGCATTATCAGGATAGAGTTCGGTGAGCGTGATCGTGAAGTCACCCGGCATGCGCTCGATACCACGAGTGATGCGAACGTCGGTCCACCCCGACCAAAAGGTGGTCACGACCTTGAGCGTCACGGTATCGTCGCCCAGCCGCGGGCCGACGACGACAACCTGTTGTGGTTGGGTCATGCGCTCAGGGCCTGGAAGCGCGTCGGCATGAACGCTGGATGCCGCGGATTCGCGCGCGTCACCAGTTCGTCGGCCCGGGTCAGATCACGATACAGCCGTTGCGCCAGCACCAGCGATGGCTGCGGCAACGGGATCGTGATGGTCACGAGGGTCGGCAGTCCGGCACCGGCCGCGTTCAACGCCCGCACCGTGCCGGCACGAATCGAGCGCAGCGAGGTATACACCCCATCCTCGCCCTGATCGCCCGCCCGCGTGACCTCGGCGTCGATGGCACCCAGCACGACTGAACGCACCGCCACGGCGTCGTCTACAGATGCCGGCTGGTACTCGGCTGCCGAGCGCGCCGTGGCGGCCACAGCGGCCCGCCGGAACGTATCGCCGGCGGATTGCTGGGCCGTCAGGGCCGCCCCGTAGCCATCGACCACTGGTGGATAGGCGATCAACGCCAGCATCGCCCGGACTGCATCCCCCGGCGTCGGCGCAGCGGCCCGTACCGCCTCGGCCAGAGACTGCGAAGCGGTCGCGAAGGCGGAAGTCGTGGCGGGTCCGAGCGCAGTGCCGGCGGTGTTCAGGTCCGCCGCCGCGCTGCTGATCGCCACGCGGTGGGACGCTGCCGCGCCGATCAGGGACTGTAGGCTGGCGCCCGCGGCGGACGGCAGCACCTGACCGAGGGTGATGCCCTTCAATTGCCCCAGCAAGCGGCCGAATTCGCCCGGTAGGCTGACAGCCATGTTGAACAGCGACGTCGCGTCGGTACCGATCTGGATAGCCTGTGCGGCAAAGGCCGACGCCTCACGAGCCGCAGCGTTGGCAACCGCCGCACCTTGTTGCAGGGCCGCTACCGCACGCTTGGTGAACGCCTGGATGCTCGACTCGTCCATCGCGGCTGCGTCGGCGGTAGCCGCGGCCGGTGCGCTCGCCGCTGAACTCGGGAACAAGCGCTGACCCTGTTCGATGAACGAGAACTGGATCTCGAAAACGCGACCCTGCTGGTAGTGTTCGGTCGTACTGAAGTCCATCAGCGCAACCTGCAGCACCCCAAGAGTCGGGTGTACGAGTTCGCCACCCTTCGCGCTGCCCGGCTGTTCGCATGCGGCAATCAACTTCTCGCGCTGCGCGATGACGTCATCGCCGACGAGGAACCCCGTGACGTTGATCCGCCGCACCGAGCGGCCCAGGTCTTCGACCCAGGGGGTGTCGCGGAACGGGTACTCGTGCGTGGCGTTGCGCCGACCGAAACGGGCGTTTCCGCTTTGCACGAAAAATGGAATCTTGCGGAAGCTGGCGGGCTTGAGTTGCGCCCAGAACGACTTGCCCGCCAAACGACCCAGCGCGTCAACCGCTCCCTGCGGGATGTTGCTGACGCCCTGGACGTTCTCAAGGAAACTATTGACCGTCATGGTGTCGTCGCCGTCGGCATGCTGTGGCTGATCCGCGCGTTGCCAGTAGACCTGGCGCTGACCGTTGTGCCCGGTGGCGCATTGGCGATATGGACTCGAATGTCGACTCCGATCGGAGCGTCCACCGCAGCCATGATCCGCTTGCGAACATCCTCGCTACTGAACTGCGCCCCGTTGACCACATCTTCAAGAATTCGCGCCTTGCCTTCGCCGGTACGGGTGTCAAGATCGTCGCCCCGTGGCGCCGTGGCGCCGTGCTCAGGCGAACCCCACGACCCCGTGGCGCCGTGCTCAGGCGAACCCCGTGGCGCCGTGGCGCCGTGCTCAGGCGAACCCCGTGGCGCC